GTCACCGTGGTGCCGGAAACCGCGAAGTTGGCGGGTGTTGCGGTGCCGAACAGCGCCGTGACCTGCGCCGCCGCCGTGGCGGTCTTGTCCACCGATCCCACAAACCCCGCCGCCGGTGAGCAGGTGATCCGGCCGCGCCACGGGAACGTCGGCTGCCCGATGGTGGCCGCGTTGTCGGAATAGGGGTTCGGCAGGGTGTTGCCGGGCGGCACATCCATCAGGATGAAGGGATAAAACGTCACCCGCAGCCCGCGCGCCTTGATCTCCTGGATCGCCTGCACCACCGCGAAATCCGCCGGGGTGCCGCCATAGACGGGATTGATGCCGCCAACGTCACGGCTGACCAGAAATGCCGCGGCGCGCGCGACCCCGTTCACTGACCAATTGACGGGGGTGGTGGTCTTTGTGGCAACCTCGACGCCGGGGCGCACCTTGCAGGTGCTTGCGCGCAGATCGTCGCCGAACCACGCCACCACGAGGCTGACACTTTCCACCGCCGGGGCCTGCGCCTCCAGCCGATCCAGCGTCACCACCATGTCGGTGCTGATTGCACTGGCGTTCAGGTTCTCCGCCACCGTCTCGCCACCATCGCCCCGGCTGATCGCTTCGGTGGCATAGACAAACTCGCCCGAGGCCGGGATCATGGTCACCGCCCTGACCAGCCCCTCGGCAGTGTCCGGATCCGCCAGCGGGCGGAAGACCTCGAAGCTGATCTGCGGCAGGCGGTTGCCGAATGTGGTCAGCGCCAGATCCTCGAACACGACGTAAGCCGTGCCGCGATAGGCGGGGGTGGCCTCGGCCCCCATCAATCCGGCGATGAGCGGATCGGCCGCCTGCACTTCGTCGCCGGGATACCAGCGCCAGACCACGCCGGTCAGGTCCATCGGGTTGCCGTCGGCCCAGATGCGCCCGATGCCGGTGATTTCGCCTTCGCACAGCGCCACGGCGAAGCTGGCGTAGTAGAGATATTCGGTGGTGGTGACCTTTGGCCCACCGCCCTTGCCGCCCTGCGAGGTGGTTTTTGTTTCCTCGCGAAAATCGGTGGCCCAGATCACGGTGCCACCGGCCCGCATCCGCCCGTAGATGCGCGGGATCGTCGCCCCTTCGGTCGAGGACGTGACGCGCAGACTGTCAAGCCGCGCGCCTTCGCTATGCTGGCCCGGCGTCAATGACGAAACGATGAAGCTGTCCACCACCGAGCCCACGCTCGAGCCCACCAGGCCGCCGATCACCGAGCCGGACAGCCCGAGGATGGTGCCGCCAAACCCGGCCCCGAGGGCGGAGCCGACCGCACCGAGAACGAGCGTTGCCATGGGTAATCCTCAGATGTTGCTGGAGCGCGGGAACAGGAAGGCGAAGGCGATGCGCCGCCGCCACGGCATGGTCAGCGGCTGCTCGATCACCCCGAGCCGCTCGTAGGAATGGATGAAGCTGGCGGGTCCGGTCGCACCGGTCGCACCGGTCGCACCGGTCGCACCGGTCATCACCCCGACGTGCTTGGCGATGGCGCGCGGCACCATGCGAAACAGCACCAGAGCGCCGGGACCGATCTCGGCCAACGGTATCTCGCGCATCATCCGCCGCGCCCCCTCGGCCAGCACTTCGATCTGGCCGGTCTCACCCCAGCCCCTGCTGTAGGGTTCGATCGGAAATGGCTCCGGCCCGACCACCTCGCGCCACACCCCGCGCGCCAGCCCGAGGCAGTCGCAGCCGACGCCCTTCAAGCTCGCTTGATCATGGTAGGGTGTGCCGAGCCATGATCGCGCGGCGGCGATTATGACGGCAGGATCGGCGGTAAGTGCTGCCTTCGCGACCTTCCTCGCCTTTCTCACAGCACCGCCCCCTCATGCCCGCCAGCCGTGGTGGCATAGCGCAGAACCGCGTCCTGGCCCGGAATATGCGGAAAGCCCCGGAACCTGGCCGTGTTGGCAAACTTCGCGCCGCAGGTGCCGACGCTCTTGTCGCAGCCTGCGCGGATGATGAAGGCGTCCGCCGCGGCGATCGGTCGCACCGGGGCCTCAAGCAGGGTCAGCACCGCCACGCCATCAACCAGATCATGGCCCAGCACCTCGGTGCGCCGCCCGGCATTGGCCCCGCTGGTCCATGTGAGTGTGCCGAAGGTGAACCAGCCCGCCGCAAAACCGGCGAGGTTTGATGCGGTGAAGGCGCGGTCGCGCAGGATGTCGATCACAGCACCCGTGCCCTTGATCTCCGGGACGTCGAGATTGATGCCACAACGCGCATCGCCGAGTGCTGCGTCGCAATTCGCCTGGAACGTCCGCCCCACGGTCTGGCCGAGGCTATGGGCCAGGCTGCGGACCTCGGCAACAAAGGCGACACGTCCGCGCCTGATCTGCCCCACCACTCCTAAGCGCATCAGCACCCGCTGGCTGGGGTCGGCCCAGTTCACCCGCCACAGTTCCACCGCCGCATTGTCCCAGCGCCCGTCGATGATGTCGGTCTCGGTGATCCGGTCCGAGGTCAGCACGCCGGTCGCATCCTGCGCATCGACCGCAAGGTCGGAACCGGAGCGAATCTCCGAGGCAGCAAACCCGCTTTCCGGCTCGAAGCTGGTGCCGTCAAAGCTGATCGGCTGGTCGTGGTCGGTGAAGCCCAGCGCACTGAGCATTGGAACGCCATCGAATGACAGCACCGGGGCGGTAAAGGACTGCAACCGGAAGTGGCCGTCGGATAGATAGTATGCGCCATCCGCGCGCGTCATGATCCGGATCATCTTGGCCCCGGCAGGCACGGTGACCGCGAGGCTGCGGGCGGTCGTGCTGGGCACCGTATTATTGACCAGATTCCGGATCGGCGACATCTGGCTGCCGGCGCTGGCCAGCGCCAGACCGCTGCCATCGAGAGTGGTCGCCTGCGCCAGCGTATACCAGGTGCAGATGATCTGGTCGGGCACGCTCACGCTTGCGGGGCCTTCAAGATGCATCAGATCGCTGTAGGTGATCACCGTGCCTGCGGGCAGGTCGGCAACATCAATGTCGTAGATGCAGTAGAAAGCGCCGTTATTCTGATGCAGGGTCTTGTCGCCCATGGCCGGGTCGAACGTGAACCCGGCGACGTTGGTGTCGCTCGCGCTAGTGCTCGGCACCGCCCGCCAGAAGCCGTAGCCTGGCAACCGGGTCCGGTAGGAGTTGGTTTTGGGCAGCAGCACCGTCCCGGAGTCGAAGTCGATGTCCCACCGCGGCTTGCGCGCCGGGGTGATCCGCCAGCACCACGCCAGCGTGGTGGTGCCATCGTCAAGATGCGCCTGCAGCGCGGGCAAGAGGGCTTTCATCTGCGGATCTCCAGCAGCGGGATGGAGGTGATCGAGCCCAACTGCTCGAGATCGAGGGTGACGTCGAGCATGTCGCTATCAAAACGGACGGGGACGTCGAACTCGAACCCGGCGCGGACGATGACAGCGCTGCCGGGGGCGACGGTGAAGCTCACAATGCCGGTGGTGGTATCGACCGACCATCCGGACATCTGCTCGACGCCGTTCAGCGCGACCCGGACGCTGCCAGCCACCGGTTTGACGATGGTCCGGGTCCAGGTCTGCACGCCGGAGGTGTAAGATTTGGCCAGTTGGAATGTCGTCAGGCTGCCGGTGCCGGTGCCGATCTGCTGGTCGGTGGGGGTAATCGCCTGCGACGGCAGGCTGGATTTGTAGTCGGCCCAGTCCTTGTAGCGGAAACCGTAAAGCCGCCCGTTGCGGGCCTCGAAGAACGCCACCACCGCCGCCAGATCATCGGCGCGGCGGATGCCGTAAGCCACATCATAGCGCCGTCGCGAGTTGGCCCAACTGGCGTTGCGTTCCTCGTCGCCCGATGCCAGCTCCACGATCTGGGTGCGCCGCTCGGGACCACCGCGCGCGCCGCGGCTGATGTTGTCGGGGAAGCGGACCTCGTGGAATGCCATCACATGCCCCTCCGGCCCAGCGACACTGCGCGCGCGATATCCGCCGCGACCTGCGTGCGCGACTGATGGAAGCTTTCGGCGTCGCGCGCCATGATGGTGACGTTGACATTCGTGGCACCGCTTTGGGTCTGGCCGTAGCGAGATGCTTGCCCGCGCGGCACCACCATCTCGCCCCGTTGCAGGATCGCGGGCACCTCATCGGGTTTCAGCCCGGCAAAGCCACCGCCATGCATCCGGGGTGCCCCGGCAAAGGCCATGGCCGGGACCATCCGCGAGGGGCCAGCGCCGCCCACCATCCCGCCCGCGTGCAGGACACCCGCAAAGACGCCGCCGACATTGCCCAGCGCGCCCGACAGGACGCTGGCGATCGGGCCGAGGATGAACTTCCGCGCCGCCAGCTTGG